CGTTAGTACTGTTCAAACATTGTACTCCGGTTTGCAAGCGAAGTATAACACCATTGCCACGCTTGGAACATGGTTATATGCTCAAGTACAAGCATCTTATAATAATCTGAAGGCCGCTTTCTTATCCGGAATAAACACTATAATTAGTACCGTCCAGACATTATACTCAGGTTTGCAGGCGAAGTACAATACAATCACTGCGCTTGGAACAAGTTTATTGAGTTCGTGGAAAACACATTGGAGCAATATAACATCTGCCACAAGTACAGCAGCCTCGACTGTCTCAAGTGCTTTGTCTGGTTTACTTTCCAAGGCTCAGTCGGCCTTTAATTCAATTATATCAGCGGCTCTGGGTTTATTGAATTCCTGGAAAACACACTGGAATAACCTTGTAAGTGCTACTAACTCTGCCGCGTCTACTGTCGCAAGTGCTTTATCTGGTTTACTCTCCAAGGCTCAATCTGCCTTTAATTCGATAATATCAGCAGCTCTATCTCTCCTGAATTCGTGGAAAACCCACTGGAATAACCTGGTAAGTGCTACTAACTCAGCCGCTTCTACTGTAGCAAGTGCATTAAGTGGACTTCTATCCAAAGCTCAATCTGCCTTTAATTCGATAATTTCAGCAGCTCTATCTCTCCTGAATTCGTGGAAAACCCACTGGAATAACCTGGTAAGTGCTACGAATTCAGCAGCATCTACTGTCGCAAGTGCATTAAACGGGCTTCTTACCAAGGCTAAAACTGCTTTTAATTCAATTATAGCCGCCGCTCTATCCCTCCTGAATTCGTGGAAATCCAATTGGAATAACCTTGTAAGTGCTACGAATTCAGCTGCCTCTTCTATAGCAAGCGCATTAAGCGGGCTCCTGTCCAAGGCACAATCTGCCTTCAATTCGATTATAGCCGCCGCAAACGCCTTACTTACAAAGTGGAAGACCGTATGGAGTAGCCTATCCACGGCCGTGAGTAGTATAGCCGGAACTGTAGTAAGTGCAATTAGTGGGTTAGCCTCGAAAATAAGCGGGCTTGCTTCGAGCTTTTATAATGCCGGAGCTGCCATAATTGACAATCTCCGTAAAGGGGTAGAGGCTAAAATCCAAGCAGTTAAAAACTCTATAACTGGTCTGCTCTCATGGATTAGCTCTAATATGCCGCATAGTCCCGCTTTAATGGGGCCTCTTACAAAACTGCCTAATTTCGCAGCATATATAACAGATCCACTTGCCAAAGCCGTTTCAACTGCAAAAACGACAGCGAAGGGCGTAGGATCATCTATAATAAATACAATTGCAAAAGGGGTAACATCCGCTGCTAAAACGGTTTACAATGCTGCTTCGTCAGCACTCTCTAAAGTTAGCTCCCTCTTACCCCACTCTCCAGCTGAAGAAGGTCCTTTTAGTGTCTTGCCCGATTGGGATTCAGTCTTTGTTAAACCGATGTTAAACTCAATTGATTCAGTTAGCAAGTTGTCCACCCCTATGTCAAATGCGCTGACGAATGTGAGAAATCCAATTAACTCAAGTATGTCAGCAGGATTCAATAAAATATCAAACGTGGCCAATAATTCATCGGCGCAGGCGAATGTAAACAATACGATTACAATCGGACCAAACACACTGTCCAATGACATTGATTTACAAAAAGTGTTTATCCAGTTCCAAAAATGGACAAAACTGCAAGGGTTGCAAAGGGGGTATGTATCGTGAAAACTCTTGTTTTCGATGGACTGGATATAAATTGTTGGCAAGAAAACGAATATGGTTATAAAATTCAATTCAAAAAAATAGATTTACTTTCGGGTGAGTATTTTGGGAATCTCGGACCGAAGACAACATGTTTCCCAAAAACATTTAATTGTTATGCAAGTACACAAACCGAATTAGACGACATCATTGGTAAATTGTTAAGATTCGGGACTTTTGTATTAGATGGCATCAGTTATCTAAATTGTATAATATCCGACTTGGGAAATATAAAAAGAGTATTAGAAAATAATGAAATGTATACATTTGTACTTACCTTTGATCAGGTTGATCATCAATAATTCATCCGAGGAGTCTAGAAAATAATGCAATCTAAAACAGGCGGAAACACGACAATTGAAATCATTTCAAGACGTGCTGATGGATCGGTAAAAGATCATACAATAATCCACGACAGTGGACTGGAGGAAAATGTCAACTGTCACGAATAAGGGCATGGAGACACTAGCCCGAATGATTAATAATGTAGCTCCTGTGGCTCCATTTGGAAAGATTGCTACAGGCACAAGTTCAATTGTAGAGGACATTGGCAATACCGCATTAGGCGCCGAAAATACATTATCCGGAACTGCACGGGTAAACGCGACATGTTCGTTTGAATCCCCAGGGACATCAGTTTGGACATATCTTTTTGCGTTTTCTGGAGCTGTTAACATCCGCGAAATCGGTATTTTTAATTCGACGGGTGATATGTTTCTTCGGCACGTATTAAATGCAAATAAACCATACTATGAAGGCGAATCAGTCGAAATAACAATAACTCATAGTCTTGTTAGAGGTTGAAATTATGGCACTATCTAAAACAGTAACAGCAATTATATCAAATCAGACAATATCCGCGGCCAGCAGTTCTCCCAGTACTGGTATTGATCTGTCCGGATCCGTTGATTTTGGTATCGGATATCAACTGACATTTAGCGGAACAGCTACATTAGGAGCACGTATTGATCTGTATGCAGACCCGGGCGGTAATTCTATCACATTTACGGTAGGCACTCATGCAGATCCATGCGATGCCGGAGATGTAGCACTCGATGCAGGTAGTCAAGTACAGGGATTTTTCCAAATGCAACGTGCTGCAAAATATGTTAAGGCTGTAATCGTTAATTTGGATACTGGGCAAAGTATAACCGCCGCTAGTCTTTGGGCAATTGTTCAAAGTCCTTAATCGTAGGATAAATGCAAAATCGATACCTGGCTTGGAAATACAAGCAAGAAGTAATTATTACAGATTCGAAAACTACCGAAGGGTATCAAGCTTCCCTCTCACTAAATTACAAGCCAGGTATGAGGGGTGATTTCAGAGACATACGCTTTTCTGACAAACTCGGTAACCCTTTGTATTATTTTATAGACCCTCCTCAATTCGCAATATCTGCCCGTATATGGGTTAGACTCCCTGCTAATGATACATTAATTTACATGTATTGGGGGAATGGGGGCGCTGCAGATGCTAGTAATGGTGCTGCGGTTTTTGAGTTTTGGGACGACTTTAACACCTTAAATCTAAAAACGCAGTGGACTGTAGTCGGGGGGGCTGCATCTGTAGCAAACTCGATTCTTACTTTATATAGCGATACGAAAAACTGTATGATTCGTAGTACTATAACTTACGGTGCAGAATACGCTCTCGAATTTCGGATGAGACGCCACGGTGGAAATAAAACAGTATGTGGATACTGGAGCACATCTCTAAATATGGCATGTTGGGTCGGTACATATGCGCTTCACACCATCAATTATAATGACCATATGTATACAAAAGATGGAGTCTCAGCCACCGGAGTAGACGATGGGGTAGACCGTGCGGGATCTACATATTATATTTATGGGATTGTAAATGCTGCGAATGCACCTATATTCACGGTTAATTATGAATACCGGGGCACCGTCCTATTAACGCCTCCATCGGGCGATTTACCGATTGGGTTTTACTCCGAAATAGCAAAAACATTAGAAATTGATTGGGTAAGAGTTAGAAAATATGAAACTGCTAAACCAGGAATGACACTGGGAAAAAGATGGACGACAAATCCAAAAACATATCCATGGTTTGACATGCTCGATGGAGTGTCAACTACCGCAATGTCAACCGATGTTGTATGCAAAGATACAACCAGTTGTTTAGCTACTACTGAAATGAGCGCGATTACTTTATTGAGGCAAAGGAAATATTATAGACCTGAAAACCGGACCGCGTATAATGGATGGAAATATAAAGGAGATATTAAGGTCGTTTCGCATGGTGTTGATCAGGCTTCTAATATCCTGCCTGATTTATCAGGGAATGGTAATAATGGTACAATGTCTAATGTGGGGTTGACTGCTGATAATTTAGGGAATCCATACGGGGCAATGTCGTTTAATGGTATTGATAGTTTAGTAAGTGGTGCACATTCTGATAGTTTAACTATGGGATTATCAGACTTTTCAATCCATGCAGTTGTATACCCTGAAAATGTTACTGGCGCTGGATCGACGGCTAAAATGATAATTGATAAAAAATATGAGGATACTAATAATGCTGGATACTACTTAAGAATCGAAAATGGAAAATCAACATTTAAAATTGCAAACGGAACAACATCTTATTCACGGGCAAGCAACACTACACTCTCTATAAATACATGGTATGTTCTTACAGTTGTAGCTAACAGAACAGGAAACTTGTTATTTTACACAAATGGAACTCTAGATCGAATTGTTGATATGTCGGCGACTTCGGGATGGAATTTAAACAGTAGCGATAGGTTTGGAATAGGTCGCACGGTATCAACTGCGCTTGATCAGTTTGATGGCTTAATCCGAGAAATAATAATATATAAACGTGCTCTTTCACAAGCCGAAGTGACAGCACTATATAATAATCAGTCAGTCTCCTCTACCGGTCTAGTAGCCGAATGGCAACCATCGGCTTTAGTGCCCGTACGAATTGACCTGAAGCCACTCCCTGGCATGACATTAGATTGCAGAGATATCAGATTTTCAGATCCACATAATAAAAAACTCCCATATTACGTTGAATATAACGCCGCGGCTGGATTTTATTATTGTTTTGTATCAAATCCAACTCAGTGTAAAACGATCCATATATATTACGGAAATGCTGTTTCTAAATCTGAAAGCAACACTTCGGTTATTAGTACAGTGGATGTAAATGACAATATTAAATTTTATAACCCTGACGTAAAAGGGGCTTACAGTCGATGGAAATATAGAGGAAATATACACATCAATACTGAGTCTGGACCCGCAACCGTTCAAATTCCTTTTTATCCTGGGATGGCCGCCGATGGAAGAGACATCCGTTTTTCAGACGTCAATGGGAAAAAGTTGTCTTATTATCTAGACCCTGATGGAATTCCATCACGTGTTTTTATATTTGATGTGGAACGACAGACACGTGGTTCAATGATCCATTTTTATTACGGGCATGCTGTTTCCAAGTCTGAAAGTGATATATCTGTGAGAACTGGATCCGGTGAAGGACAAAATCAATATTTTCAAGTGTTATCCTCAGGGAAATTAAATAAATGGAAATATAAGGGTGATCTTGAAATAGACTCCCTTACCCTGGGGGATATTAAAGTCCCTGTTAATATCCCCCTCCTTCCTGGCATGGCAACCGATGGAAGGGATATCAGATTTTCAGACACGAAGGGAAATGAGTTATCTTACTACATCGACTCGTTAGTACAGACAAATTATGCAATTGCGACTTACCATAATACCCCAGGCCCAGACTCGGCTTACTGGATCGGTGCTGACTCCACTGGCTACTGGATGTTTTCCGGCGGACATGCAACCAGATTCACCCAGACCGGCACAATTAAACGGGTTAGATTTTATGCAACAAATGTATCAGCACTCGATACATTCAAAATTACGATTTGGTCAAAAAACGAATCAACTGGGCTATATACACTTGTCAGCATAACTGCAAATTTAAAAACATCAATTGCAGACGGATATAACGATATAGATCTTTCTAATGAAAATGTGTCAGTTACCGAAGGAATGAGTTTTGGGATAATTTTAGTGAGTACAGGGGCGCACACAGCCTTTATTGCTTCGTCCTCAAGTGGATCTTGGATATTCGGAGAAACAAAATATGCTCGGTCTCCTACGTATACGGATTATGATTGGTCGGCCCAAAGCGAATCTGGAACTGGTAGAACTATCGACATTGATTTTCTAATGGAATCTCCTGATATAATTTTTATAGGCGACTCTATACTCTCAGGTTTTCCACTGGCGACAGCATATACTGATCAGCCAGTATTCGGTGGGTCTGCCAATTCAACGTCAATCCCGTATAAATTAAGAACACTATCCGGATTAACTTATCAAAATCTGGGGATAAATGGTAATGGATATCCAGATCTTAATACCAGATTCGCAAAAGACATCACCGGTAAACATCCTAAATATGTTGTGATAGAGGGTGGTCTAAATAATTTAATGTATGGGACTGCAACGACTGGAGCTATCATTTCAGGCACGGAACTCCAGATAACATCCGCCCAAGCCGCCGGTATTGTCCCTGTAGTCGTTTTAGTTACACCTGCGTACGGAACAAATTATCTCAATGCATCCCAGAGTATGCAGGCAGATGCGGTAAATAATGCGATTATAGCATATCACGCACTGAATCCCGATTTTATCATAGTGGATGCAAGGGAAGATCTGGGATCATATAATGCACAAACGGGTTGGGCTCTAGATTCACAGTACAATTCCAACTCAGATAATGTCCATCTGAATGAAGCGGGGAACGCGGTAGTCGCTCAAAAAATACATGATTCTATACTGGGCTTCCATCCGTCTATAATATTCTCTTGCTGGGTTCTATGGCCTGCAAACACATCCAAAATTAATTTTTATTATGGTAAGCACAATGTAATCTCAAAAAGTAATGTTTCTGCTTTTAGTGGGCTTTTGACTGGATATCCTGATTTTTTACCCGCAATCGAGATAGATGGTATTTATCGCAAATGGAAATATAAAGGCGATATTTCAATTACAAACGAAACAATCGACGGAGAACAGATCCAGATTCGAATTCCATTTTATCCAGGGATGGCAGTTGATGGGAGAGACATCAGATTTTCTGACACGAAGGGAAATGAGTTATCTTACTACATTGAATCTTTGATATCAAATGTTTTCATATGTTGGGTCAAATGCACTGTCGGAATTTCAACAATTAATTTTTATTATGGTAATGGTTTGGTTCTCTCTAGAAGTAACCCCTCAAATGTTTTTGATTTTTGGGATGATTTCTTAACTTTGGATTCCGGGGTATGGTCCACGTTTTCGGGGACACCTACTGCATCTAACAGTACCGCTGTGTTGGGTGGAACGGCAACCACAGCAACACGCAGCATAAGAACTTTTGGGAATGATACGATATGTGAAATGAAAATGTATCACCCTGTCGGGAATAAATCATTGTGTGGGTATTGGGGCGTTGGCAACTTAAGGGAGGTCTGGGAAGGTGGATATGGGTCATTTAATAACGATTATATGCACACATACAACGGATCTACACAGACCAATACATCAAGCGGAGTCGACCGCGGCGGATCTACATATTATATTTATGGAATAGCATACCTGTCCACGGGTCCATTATATTACGTTGATTATGGATATGTAGGACAAATTACCACCAATTTGCCTACCGGAAATCTCCCGATTGCATTGTACAGTAATGCCAATTTTGGTAATGTAGTAGTTGATTGGGTAAGGGTTCGAAAATATTCAATGAACACTACTCAAGTGTTGAGGCATTCACCGCAATTAAATAATCCGATGCCATATATTAATGATAGGAAAACCAAAACCGTTAGACATTACCTAGCAAAAACAACGTTAGATTATTATGCCGTTCCGTATTCAAACACCGTTTTAAACCATGCTCCCCAATTAAATACCACAAGTTATTATAGAGAACCTAGTCCAAATATTATAAGTAGACATGCCCCACAATCCCAGTCTACTCACTATTATTTCGATTATATTAGTATCGGGGCTTACACTGAAATGCATGGCGGGGAACCGACATTTGTAGAGCGCGTAGAATTAAGTCAATTCTCTCTTATTTCAGTGGATATATCAAGGTCTGTCAACGATGCATATATTCAACTGAGTGGAGAGTTTGCAAATGATATGGTTCCGTACGAGGGAGCAATTGTAAAATATTATACAAACGATATAAACGAAGTTAAAACTTTAGTATTCATAGGAAAAGTTGTAGCTAATAGTCCAACGATTGGATATATGGGAACCACTGTTAATATGATTGCTACTGACAATTCCAGAAATTTGATAGTGCAACATATTAATTGGAATCACCAAGTGATCTATCTTTCAGACGAAATACCGACATGGTCACAGTGGATAACTGAAATAATATCTACTCAAAACACAGGTGTTGTAGCTGAAAAAATAATAGATGTTCGTACCCAAAATAAGCAGTTTGTTTTTGACCCCAAAACTACTCGATTCGAAGCTATTAAAAAAATAGCTGGATATTGTAACTATGTACTCAACATAAAACCTAAAATGTATGGGGCTGTAATGCTGCCAGCGTTTTATGCTGCTCCTCCTGAACAAATTGATTCTAATGTAAATGGTTTTGATCTACCCCAGCCGGTTGAATTTAATTGGCCGGATTCAACCATTATTGACAAACCTACTATCACAAACGACATTGAAGAAAAATATAATACAGTTGTTGTATATGGCGTAATCACAAGCTCAGGGGAAACTACCGTGGCTGTCGCTTATACACCATCCGTAGAATATGGGGATATCAAACCACGTGAATTTACAATCAATGACAATTCAATCGAAGAAAAGAGCAGCACTGCTGAAATCGAAGCTATAAAATGGTTATTATATTTTTCTTCTCCGAGGGCAACAGTTACGGTTCGGTTGACCAAACGTTTAGATTTCGAGTTATATCAACGAATACGTTTTGGAAGTGGTTTTGCTAAAGCTTTACAGGACCTAACGTTTACCGAGCAACTTAAACATGTTGTAGCATATGACCCAAGGGATGAGAGTAATACGAAACATATTGTAGACGTGTCTGGGGTTCCACGTCCGCAGTGGCTTAGAGTTAATGAAATTAAATATCATAAGGAAAATATAGACGAATACATTGAAATAAAAGCCATTACTGATTTCATTTATTCAGTTGAAGACGCCACGGTGAATTATCCATATTCTACATATATAAGTCCGGGGTATATAAAACCGGTATTAGACGATTCAACGAGTATGACACAGTCTATAGTGAGTAATGCTATAGACAAACAACTTTCCCCGGAGATATGCACGGTTATATCCATTTCAACTGATGAGAGCACCGCTGTAGTCCAAACCCAAAGTGGAAAACTTATTACGGTGAGACTAAAATGACCACGGTTACAGTTGATGGTGACGGATCCGGAGATTATAACTGTACGGGGGTCGATGACCAAAATGTAATTAATTCTGCGTTGGAGTGGGCTTATACAGACGGTATTGATTCAGATCCGTCAACTGTGTATTTAAATGGTCCGTGTTCGTATTTAATATCAAATCAATTATATTTCGGGTCCAATACAATTCTCACGGGTGATCCAACTGCGACTATTAAAGTTCAGGATTATACATGCGGAAATAACATTCCTTACGGATCACCGGGGGCATCGTGCGTTTTCCCTGATGGGAAATGTGTTATGGCACAGATGCCTGGTACAGTCCCGTCAAATGTTGAGATATTCGGTTTTGAAATAGACGGTAACTGTCAAAATCAATATACTAAATTGGGACTCGCCCACGGGGTACCATCTTCTGCTGGCTCAGGTGTCGAGCGAATGATCGGGTTTTTTGGGTCATCGACTGGTGCAAACGTAAACGGCGTAAAAGTTCACGATATGCACTTTCGCGATGCGTTTGGCGAATCATTGATCATTAGATTTGGTAAAAATATTCAGTTTTATAATAATAAATGTGAGAACCATCAGCACGAAACAGTTTATTATATAGGAGTTGTTGGATCTGGAAACACTATTGATAATAACACGATTCAGGGAATATCCTCAGACTGTATAAGGTGTAGCAATTCTCAGGGAATTGACATTCATCATAATAGTCTTTCTTCGTATTTAGGACCAAACAACAACGGGGCCGCGTTGCATGGCCAGAGCGGTATTCAAATATGCAACGAATCAAATAAATCAATCCTGACTAACTCGATCAATATCCACGATAATATAATTTCAGATCAAGGACTAGCAGGTATTTGGATAGATGACCAACTACGAACAGCGGGCAACACTTCACAGAGTGTAACTATTTATAATAACATAATAACTGGGTGTGGGTGGAGTTGCTGGGCTAATTGGGCGTCTGGTATTTCGATCGGTCCCTGGGGTAACGGTATTACTATCGAAGCAAATACGATCGATGGTTCCTACCAGGACGGTATTCAAATTTTAAGTGCGATTTCTGCGCCTTCTGCACACATTGTCAATATCAAATATAATAATATAATAAATACACTCGGGAAAAGAAGCGGTTCATCGGGAAGTTCGTTAACTGATGTCGGCTATGGAATATACAGTGCGGTTCTTGACACTGTAACGATCGTAAATTCCAATAATAATTATTTTATTGGCAATCTAAAAGGAGATTATTTAGGTCAAATCAATACTATTACAGATGAACTTGTAAACGGGCAGCTGGGCTTGATGATCCCAACGAAGACCAGATATATGTTTTATAGACTTCAGGAAGCAGTTACGGGCGATACTGCTCTTATTTATCCCGCGCCAGGTGGAGAATATTATCTACTTAAACTGACTCAGAGTGTTGCGAAAGGGGATCAAATGCTTGCTATTCCTGGGGCGAAGGGGGATTTTTACGGGGTGTCAACGAACTGAAAAAAGAGAATTGTATGGGGTAGTTGACAATTACCCCCAGAGAAGGCCGCCAATTATCAATATTGCTGCTATCAAAACTACATCCCATTTGTCCATATTATCACTCATTGCATTTTTAAAGCACTTTTGGAAGTAGATATTTTCTCCACACATCATCATTTAATTGTTTTTCGTCTGTATCTTTCTGATCGTCTTTGGATCCGATACTAATACCCGCTCTATTGAAATAATATATTATTGATATTCGTTGACACATTATATTTCCTCGTTTCCTTAGGAATCAAGCCGTTCCTGCTTTCGCCTGCATTAATGCGGTGGCTCTGTTTAGATGTCCAGAACCAGAATTACAGAGTGCTATTACTTTATTCAAATTTTCGGAATTTGTTTTTCCTATTTTTCCGTCATCTGCGACCAAGACAATATATTTTCCAGCTGAGTTGTAGTCCTTAAGAGCTAACACCCACTCCTTCTGTGCATCCTGATACTTAGGCGAGATACTGTATTGGTCATTCTCATCTAGTACCCTCTGTGTATCATCAATCATATTTTGTCCGTCAAGGCCAAGTGTGGTAAAATCAAGATTCTTGCCTGCACTTCCCGCATTTGCCAAATCTGTGCCTATTAATGGTGCGCTTCTGTGGATATATAGACCCCACGCAGCGTCCTGGTATACAGGCTGTGCGGGTGTAGGCGTTACGTCTGGTGTGGGTGCAGGAGTTACAACCGGATCCGCCGCTGTGGGAGTTGACTGAACTGCGTCGCCTGCTGAAACATTCTTACTTTCTGTATTGTTCCCGATACAGCCAAACAATAGAAATACCAAAATTAAAACAATTAATATAGTAATCTTTTTCATGATAAACAACTCCTTCTATTTATTTTCTCAACACGAGGATTATAACTTTCTTGCCTTCAAATTCAGACCCGGCATAGGCTATTCCACCTGATTTTATTATAGTTGGAATTTCTGCTTCTATTTCTTTTCTAGGAAATGTTAGGACTCCGTGGTCTTCGACTGTATACCGGAGTATTGCATTTGTTCTTGGTCGAGGCATTTAAACTCCTAATCTGGGTATTTCTCGAGATATTCTCGGTACTTTGAGTATACTGCGACTTTTGTCGTTACTGACTGGTGTCCGTTCTGATGACAGGAAACCGAGCCGTCGGTTTCAAGAATTGCACTGATACCCCGGTTCTTCAGGTCTCTAAACAAGTTCTGTAACCACTGTTCATAACTAAAAGGCATTTGTCTTCTCTCCTCTTCTGCAACTGTCCCTACTTTTCTTTTTCTCCTTTTTCTTTCAGTACATAGTATAGTCTTTTATACTATAAATAGTTATCTACAATATAATGTGTAAAAATTACGGTATGAAGGCAGAAAGCCCAATTGCTTTAGCGTTATTCATTAGCATTAGTCCGAGTGGCTGTATTCCAAGCATCTACTGCACTCCACATCCATAATAAAGGGATCATTAACCAACCTAATATTGGTATCCAGAGACAAATAGACATCGCAATAATAATAGCGACTCCTTTCTCCTTTTTTCCTACATAAATTAGCCCTAACCCAGGCACTATTGACAAGAAAAAAGCCAAAAACGGACTTTTATATGGCATGTCCTTCTCTTTTTTATCGCACGTTGGACAGTTACCGTTTATTAAAAATGACGTGTAAAACTTTTGATAACAACTTTTGCATTTTTGTTTAGGCTGTTGTAATCCACATTTTGGACAAGAATCAGTTTCGATTTCGGTGTTACATGCACTACATTTCACGATTTTCAGCTCCTTTTAAAGAGAGAGTTATATTCTCTCCTGAAATCTTCTACTGTTCTGACAATTGGCACTTTTCCAGGCCAGCTTATCTTTACCATTCCAAGCAGAAGTTCAAATTCTGCGCCTTTTGCTTCAAAGGTTCTGATCCCATTAAGGAACCATTCTGAGAATTCAGGGATTGTCTGTTTTTGTGGGTTCTTATTCCACATTCTGTGTTGAACACTTATATTTTGTTTCTGTGCTGTTCCCATTTTCATATTTGTTGCGCTCCTAATCCTTTGCTATATAATATACTAGGCATTGATAGTATATATAGTTACTTACTTAGTTACCACACTAGCTTACTTAGTTAAATTTATATATTATGCGTACCTATATATCGTAACTGAACGAAGGAGAATTCATGAAGACAATAAATGTAACATTTGACGACGACGAAATTAATTCGTTAAACTCTAAAAAAGACGAATCCGGCGCAAAAAACTGGCATGATTTCATTTTATTCTCTGCCGGAGTGATAAAAAAAAAGGACCTGAAAAAATGACAAGAGTGTAAAAAGTGAGATCAGTTAAAACTATTTAACTCTATAAACAGGATTATAAACAGCTATTGCATTGAATAAGAAGGTTTATTATGAAACGAATATTCACAAATCTGGCCATTGTCTTTGCCATGCTTGCGATAATAGGTGTAGTCGCAGCAGGTAGCCAGGACAGCGGAAACTCAACTCTAATCAACACCACGAATAATGTGGATACTATGCCTCCTGGTAACTGGACCAGTAACATATCAGACACGACTAACAATACTGATAACGTAACGAATGAGACAAATGTAACCAATGTGACAAATGGGACGAATGCCACTAATGCAACGGTTCCTCTGACAAATTCAATATATATCAGTGTTTTGGATGTTGGCGCGCCTGGTGAAACTGCAAATCAAGAATATGTAAAAATTGCAAATAAAGGAACATCAGCAATAAACCTGAATGGCTGGACAATTAAAGACGCCGACGCAGAACATACCTATCTTTTCCCGTCTTACACCTTGAACGCTAAATCTATCGTGACTCTACGCAGTGGATCGGGCACAAATACTGCAAATACGCTGTATTGGAATAAGTGGTCATTTATCTGGAACAACAACGGGGATACAGCATATTTGTATAATTCTCAAGGAAAATTAGTTTCTTCTAGAGAGACCAATGGAACCAATGTCACAAATGGAACCAATGTCACAAATGGAACCAATGTCACAAATGGAACCAATGGAACCAATGTCACAAATGGAACCAATGGCACTAATGCAACAGTTACTCCGAAACCGACACCTGGCACAGTTATTCCAAAGCCGGTCAACAATGCAACAGTTACTCCGAAACCGATACCTGGCACAGTTATTCCAAAGCCGGTCAACAATGCAACAGTTACTCCGAAACCGATACCTGGCAAACTTACAATCCCTCTAGCCAATAACGGAGGTAAAATACAGACACCTCCTGTCAACAACGGAGAAGTAAAGTACGCTAACACAAACAACGAAGGAGTTCAGATTACAGCACTCCACCCATTAAGTGAAGGAGTCGAATACGTGTGTATAACCAATTACAATGATTTCACTGCACATATTGAAGGCTTCAAGATACATGAAATGGCATGCAATAACACAATTACATTTAAAGACATTGATATTCTCCCCGGCCACACATTGAAAGTATACACCGGCAGTCATCCCGATGGGCCCGATGTAGTGGGGACGCACAAATTGCACCATATATATAACCAACACGACACGGTTGAATTAATCTGCGCATGTGAAAATATGATCTCGACTTTTGAAATGTAAAAGGTGAAAATGTGACATCAAAAACCCGGATATTTAAATTAATGGTCATAACGCTTTTGGTTATTTTAACTGGATGCATGGCCGCAGAAGCAGGGAATAATAGGCAATCAGTAGTAGACGAGGCATATTACTCGTATTCTGGAGTTCATGGGTCTTCATTATCCAGCCCAGTAACCTGGAACTACTTGTTAAGTAACGTTGGAGCGTATTGGCATACGAGAGATTATTGGACAGGTCGATATCCCGTTGCCGGTACTATGACAAATGCAAAGGACCCCATACTAAGGAACTACTTCATAAGCGGAAACATACCAGCATACGGTCGTTATGGCGGATCCCTGAGGGGAGCACAATGCAAATATTTTGCCAACCTGGTATTATACCGAGCAGGAGTATCTAACGTTGATCCGATGCCAACCTACAACACCATGCAGGCAAACAGTAAAGCCGGAAATTATGCCAAAGCAGGAGACGTACTCTTTATAAATGCATACCACACCGCGATAGTGACAAAAGTTACGGGAAGTTCTAGCGTTGGAACGGTTACTTCAGCCGAAGTGATTGATTCAAACTGGGTCGGTGGAACTGGTAATGAAATGATAGGAAAGCACACCTTGAGTGGATTAACATCATGGAGGGTATGGAAAGGAGTATCGTATTATAACACCTAATTTCAAAACTTCTTTTTTTCTTTTTTTTCCGTGAAAATTTCAAAGTTCGATTATTAATCTTTAAGAGCAAAAAGGAGCTATAAAACATGGGACTTGTTAAACATATTGGAATTGTTATTTTAGCTATTGTTGGACTGTGTTTGATGGGGGGATACACTGGGTTAAGTCGAATATATACAATTTTGTACAAATATGTTCATCATAGGTAAAAGAGGATATTGATTTCAGGGAATTAGTCACTCAATTTGGAAATGTTTAAAGAAGAGGTTTGATGTCCTGCCCATACTCCCCATCCTCTAAAAAATTAGTGAAATGTGAGCTATATAAAGAAAATTCTGCTGGTTGCAACGGATCAGATGATCCCGATTTTTGCGGAAAATTCCGAACGTTGGAAGAGTATTTGATGCCGCTCGGCCCCGTTTATCACAAATAGCCAAAGCCTCTTGGCTTCCGGTTTTTCTTCTTTTTTAATTTTACACAGTTCGAACTCCCCGCCCTTGTTTCCATTGTTAACACTGTGAACAATGATATAATATTACAACATTAATAGAATGATCACGACCCTGAGAAAACAGGGTTATCATGAAAATAATGGAGACGAATATGTCAACTCTAGACCTGGCCCCAATTACAAATGGACATCAAACGATTTCGAAAAATATACAGGATGCACTATCATTGGTGGGTGAAAATCAAAGATATGAGGCACTCCATCTGGCAGCAGGAAACTATCTAATAGATGATTCAATCAAAAAATGTGCTTATAGTATCTTCGGAATAAATTCCGGCTCTGATATTTCCGGATGCCAAGACGAAAACGGACACCCTACTACTTTTTTTCAACTGATGCAAGATGCGCCGGTTAAACCATTTGGATGCGACATTGCTGTTTTTGGACCGACAGAGACCATCGGGGAAAATATAACATTTTCAAATATCGCATATGATGGAAACTGTACCTCCGTCGGTGGGAAACAAAAATACCTGAAAGCGATTACCTGTCCTGGGAATCATGTTTTGGCAGGAAAAGAGACCGGAAAGAGTTGTCATAATTTCATATCCGCGGTCAGGGCATCGTTTAAAGATTGCGAATTTGGGAATATCCACGTTTCGAATACAGCAGGTGATGCCTTCCGAACAACCCAGTGGCTGAAGAGTTCGGGGCTTAATATACATGATTGGGTAATTAACCTATGCGGGCACAGTGGAGTTCTTTTAGAAAATACAACCGACTCTATAGTCGAGAATATCAAGGTCGTTACGAGGGCTAATGGGGCGTTCAGGTGCCAGAATGGATGTTCGGATCTGGAAATTAAGAACATCCGTGCAATTGGAACCTCTTTGAATTACAATAGCGGTTTTCAAGTCAGTGGTAATGATCTAAAAATATCAAACTGTACCGTCGATAGTATGATGGGTTGCGGGATTGAGGTAATTGGACTCGATAATACGGGGATTGAAATTTCAGACTGTGAACTACTGAATAACGGTAGCTTTGCTCTTACTAATGATTATGGAGTCGCAGGAATTCTAGTAAATGGTGCTAACGTCCTGATAAAAAACTGTCTTTTTAACGGGAATTATCAGAATGCAATCTCTACCGGAATATATAGTCCGGACGGAAAACGGTTTACAAAATCTGGATTCGTTATTACAACTGAAAATAATACAATTATTGACACAAAACCGTCTAAGTTTCCAGCAACTGGAAATGGGAAGCATATCGCCAACGTCCTGTCTGGACATACGATTACATCTAAAAATAATAGTTTCCTTCCGGAAAAGAACTTTACTTATAATGTTAAGTTTGTCGATTAATTACGTCAATGTTTCAAATTTTTTCATCTCTTTGAACCCCGATAAATCCCGCAGCCCCCTACTACCGGAACTGGAACTGTAACCGGAATATTTATTGACAACGCAACCGGTGCGCCCATCGTAGGCGCAGAAGTACCGATAATTGATGCAAACGGAAACACGGTGACTAGTGTCACTGACGGAAACGGAAATTTTCAAATTGAACTGCCAGCTGGTGAAAATAAAGTGAATTATATTACTTTCAATGGATCCACAATCAACATTGACGAAATCGTCTTCAGTGTCAGTATTGGAGAAATGTACGATATCGGGACTGTCGGAGTCGATAGGGTTTTATCAAGGCGGTAAAATGTGTCAGACTCACGCACGGTTTGAGATTGAAAAACAGCAACATGAGATCGTAACAATCTCTTTGGAAAAACGCTGTCGGGTGTGTGATGATCTGGAAATCGACAATGATTTTTCCCTGTTCGGTAGATGTCCTAAAACAGGAAAGCTACACGCTTTTGATCACATTTGTATATTATGATTGTCAAAAAATAAAAAGAGGCAATAATTATGGCGATTAATTTTGTAGTATTGAACGAATGGCTGACGTTTTTTATTGGCGCGCTGGTCGCCATCTTGACGGCATATACAACCATGCGGGCACAGGGGAAAATCACATATCCCGTGGCTTGGGTTGAAGCAGGAAAGGCAAAAATTGCTGATGGAGAAGAACAGATAAAAAAACTCACTGAGAACTGCACAATCGCTCAAGATGTTCTGGCAGTTACGGGTAACATATCAGCTCAAGAATTGGGGTCAATCCTGACAGTTGCGGAAAAGTACTCAGTCGATGGATTCACCGCACTGGAAGCGCAGAATATCGGGATAATGCTAGTCGAAGCTGCAAAAAGCAAGTAAGAGATGAAAAATGACTGATGTCACAATCGATATCGAGGCCATTGGCTCCGTTATTGCCGGGATAGTATCTATTCTCGTTGCGATTTTTGGGTACCTCAAAACCAAAGGTTATATTGAGATTTGGAGGTCAAAACTCGCAATTCCAGCCGACGTTTCTATGGAACTCACGAAACATAATGGGGATGCACTTGCAAAACTTCAACTGTCTGATGAAATTATTGATATTTTACAGACACACGCATCGGATGACACGGGGATGATTGACCCGAGCAAACTTGTTAAAGTTCTGGATAATTATCAACGCATCCACGAACTAGTGACAATGAAACGTCTAATGACCGTGAACGAACAGAATGAAGTATGCGGGATAGTGTTTCAGATTTTGGGGGATCACGGGACCACTGAAGAAACCGGATCTGATTTAAAAATACATAAATGAATGGAAATCGAAGGGCGCAAACCCACATGCTTTAGCGGTGGGATAGCCCGTAAACTTCTCCATAGTAATATTTAAATAGATTAGATACGTATATTAGTATCATATGGTGAATACACATATAATTAATACAGCTAAGAACAGAACGTATGTTTATATACCTTCGTTTCTGCGAAAAATGTTCGATATAACAACAGAAAGCAAAGTCGATATAACAACAGATGGAAAAAGCATAATCATAACGCCAAAGAAAAAGGAATGAGAACATGCGAAAAGGAAACTTGTTTAGAATCTATCCAAACGAAGAGCAAAAACAATTGCTTGAACAACATTTTGGTGCGATTAGATTCATCTATAACAAGCTCCTGCATACTAAAAGTACAGCGTATAGCCAGTGTAGATGCAGTATTTCTAAAAGAGATTTAGCTGACCATATACAGGTGCTTAAAGAGTGCTATCCTTGGCTCAACGATATTTCTGCTCATTCTCTTCTTTCGGCAAATAATAATTTAGATGTGGCATATCAACGGTTCTTCAAAGGACTCGGTGCATACCCAAAAGAACATAAGAAGAAAGACAACCATTTCTCATATCAGTATCCAGATGCTTATCAGATTAATCTCACAACATCGGAAGTTTACTTGCCCAATATTGGTTGGGTTAAAGTTGTCTTCCATAGAGATTTCTTTAGTCCAGAGTTCATAGAAAAGAATATGGTTGTCACGATTGTTAAGAACCAACGTATTCTAAAACATAAAGATAATATTGCTTTTCTCCGTACATTAACAGTTTCACGGACAGCTACCGGAAAGTATCATATCAGTATTCTAACTGAAAATGGACTTGAACTTCCTGAAACTCAACCATATACTCAGTCCGATGTTCTCGGTATAGACCTTGGATTAAAAACATTCGCGGTTTGTTCAAATGGAGATACTATAGAGAACCCTAGTTTTCTCCGTGAATCGGAAGAACGGCTTATAATGCTACAGAAACGTGTAAGTAAGAAAGTTAAAGGTTCGAAGAATCGAAAGAAAGCCGTTCGTAAACTTGCCAAAACGCACGAGAAGATAGCTAACCAACGTAACGATTTTCAACACAACGTTTCATTGCAATTAGTACGCGAAAACCAAGCAATTGCATTGGAAACTTTGAATATCGATGGCATGAAGCAAAACCATTGTCTAGCGAAGTCAGTTGGAGACGTGGGTTGGTATAGCTTTTGTGTTAAAATAGAATATAAAGCAAAGTGGCAAGGTAAAACGGTTTTAAAGATAGGACAATGGGAAGCCTCCAGTAAAACTTGTCATGTTTGCAGTTATCATAATTCAGAATTAACACTCGGAGATAGGGAATGGCTTTGTCCCGAATGCAATACAATGCACGATAGAGACATTAATGCCGCTATCAATATCAAAAAATTCGCAATTAGAGATTATCAAATTCCGGTAGGGACTACCGGTAAAGCCTATGGACTTGGAAAAAACGACATAACCGCCAAGAATGAAGTAGGAAGCCTCACAGCTTTAGCGTGAGGTAGTTCACCAACGAAAAGGGACAGATCGTGTTAATTCAAAAATAGGAAGTAGCGTAAAACCGCGAGGGGACACAAATGAGTGAAATATCAGAATATGATTTACAGAAAAGAATCGAGGTCTTAGAAAAACAACTTAAAAGCATAAAATATTGGATATTCGGGGTTGAGGTTGCAGTAGTGATTTATTTTTGCGGCCAGTTGTTGTTTTTTATCGCTTCAACGTCAGACCAACCGCTTCGATCCGTATACCAATTTCGTGATTATATAATTTACTGGTTCACGCATTGAGTGGAACTTTAAAAAATAAAAAGAGATGTTATATAGTTTAAGATCGATTGGATAAGAACAGATAAGATTGAGAGACTTCGTTTCACAGACGGAGCCTCTAAAGGATGTATAACGAATGCCTAGTCTATACCATACACCACGAGAATATATAATTTTTGATTGGGTCAATAATAAAAATACATGTTAAATACTTTGAGATTAATAGAGTAAGAAAGATAAGATTGTGAGGCTCTATCTCGGAAACGGAGCCTCTACAGGAAGGTAATTGACTTGCTTAGATTACACTATGTACTGAACGAATATATAAGTTTTGATTGGATATTAATCTCCTGTTGTAAGGAGGCTATCCGATGTCATTGAGTTTTGATATAACTGGATACACTGGATATCTCCCCCTCGGGAATCCCGCGCTTGCAGAGTACGAAAGTCGGAAACCCGCGTATTTTAGATCCATCGCGAAGGCTAGAGGCTACGAACTCGGAAAAGCTCTCTTACTCCAGAAGCCTAATTGGGCAGGCGTTAAGCAGCTTGATAGTTCAGAGTGTGCTTACTACCTGATGATGAAGGCTCCCGATGAACTGGAACTCAAGGACGACCTGACAAACCCTTATGATATAGTAATTAAGGCGATGTCATATGTCCCAGGATTCTTTGATGATGGGGCAGCAACCATCTGCAAAATGAAGGGGTTCAAGGGCATGAAATATCTCAGATACGAACCAACAAACTAAGCTTTCTTTTTTTTTCCTTCTTTTTCTGTGAATGATCCGATACTATCAGAACTGATAGATGGGCTCTAACTTTTCTCGGTGGAACGCAAAAACAACGAAAAATACTCAAAATTCAAGAACCCTCAAAACTTCTTTTAAAAACAAGTATATATTATATTAATTCCATAACTATACAACATGGCTATTCGAGAAGATAGGTAAAATGGCCTATATTTTTAGAATTCTTGGTTTTTTTGAGTTTTTTTTCCTACAGACTTTTTCTTGAGGGCATCTATCAGTTCCGATAGTATCGGGCGATCTGTCGACATTAACTATATATTAACGAGCCCTGTTATAATAAAGAGGGTGGCATCGTAAGTTAAAATTTTATATACAAACCTCTTTTCTATTTACATGCCTGGTCGAAATATAATAAGGCGAGAATGCGACTATCTATAGACAATACGGCGTATGCCAGCCGTCAAGTCTGGGTCAAAAGGGAATAAAATGTCAAAATATAACTGTCTTTATTCGTGTCAATGTGGTACTCTCTATATGGGGTATTATTTGGCAGCGGATGACGCCGATGAAGATGTAAGAGATTTGGTCAAAACTAAAATAAAGTGTAAAAAGTGCGGTAAATTTGCTATCTTGACAGATGTTGTCAAAAAGGATGAGAGGTGACTACCAACAGTTAAAACGTGGTGGCTCCCTGGTTGACATCTTTCTCTTTTTTCGTGTTTTATTGTAGAAAACTTTATATAATAGCGAAGCCTATACTATGTACTGATAAGTTAAGAGGTTGAGACAAATGACATACAATTACAAAATTCAAATAAAAACTATAAAAGGCGTGTTTTGTGTGGATACTACTACTCAAAAAATAATCAACGACGACGAAGCAAAAGAAATCGGGATACGCGAATTAATAAAGGTTGAGAATGGCCTTAAAATGATGGATTTCAGATATAAACTCATTGAGTCCGTATAAAGGAGGCTTAAATATGGAACCTTTGACAAAAAGTCAAAGTGTTTCAGTGGAACAAACTAAATAATATATGATATTCATGAATTACGCACTACAAATAGCTGATAAGTTACGGGGTGTTGAAAATGTATCATAGAAAAGCAATTGCTTATCTCAATATATTTATATTCCTTTCCATTTTTTTAATCCACATTTATATAATTTTCATATACCAACCGATAAAAATAACCGGCGTTTGAAAAGATTGAATGAGTTACAAACGAGGTTGACAATGTATTCATCTGAAAATGTCTGTAATCTAATTAAAAAACAACGATGTTATCAAAAATTAAATCATTTGCACAAATCCATTTGTATCAAAATCGATAGTGAAGATGACCATGTGATTTCAGTCAAAACAAATTTCACTTATAATAAAATAACATCGTGTTTAAATTTTGCGTCGAGTATCATATATCGAACTAAAAATATTGCCCCTACTAAATATGGGAAACTTGATTGTAAAAACCTTAAAACAATTGAAATGTTTGCCCGAAAAGATCATAAATATAAAACGACCAACGCCAAAACACTTAATAAAAAAACAGTCGAACAACGGCACTTGAGTAAATACTATGAGAGGAATCGAGAAAAGCTTAACGCTCAAAGTCTGGAACTGTATCATTTGAATAAAGAAAAAATTAACGCTAGACGCCGAGAATTATATAAAGTACATAGAATGGAAATAACCGGAGTTTGAGCCCACAAAACAAACAGCTACGTTTATACATAAAACGTAGCTATCCTAAATGATTCCAGCATTATTTTACCTTCTTTTTTTGAAAATATTAAGTGGTTTAATTGAAAATAGCTACGTTTTACATAAATGTAGCTATATTAAATTTATATGATTTTGATAATGATTGCATAACAAAGTTTATTTAGTATAGTCTTCCATTCTGATTAATAACAATTGTAATGCTATTGTAAGATAACCTAACGGGGGTTGAAAAGTGAGTAATGCAACTGAAGTAATAACCGTCGAACCCGAAACAAAAGACAAACTACGGAGTTTAAAACTGTATAAAAAAGAAACGTGGAATGAGGTTATTAAGAGATTAATTGAGAATGTCAAAGATGATCCTCTTGTAAAATAAGAAGGGATGATTTTGGAGGAAACTGGAACCAAAGAATGTAAAAAATGTCATCAACTTTTGCCGATCGATAGTTTTAGACTTAACCATAGATGTTTTGAGAACACATGCAAGAAATGCCAGAATATAAGGGACATGCTGCGAAAACGAGAGATTGTCAAAAACAATTTAGTAAATAATCAGAAGATGCGAATAACAAAAAGACTTAAACGTGGCACTATAGGGATGTCTAGTTTTACTTACGAAGAACTCTTACGAAAACAGATTTTGTATGCTGAACCTAAATTATGTGCTCAAACATACAGATGGGTAGAACCAATAACTGTTCTAATCAAACGATTGATAAAAACATCAAATGTTAATAAAATGTATAATTATAAGACGTTACAGATAAAAAGATCAAAATATAAAAATGTTCGCATATCAGTCCCGCCTGATACGAATGAACTTCTAAAACAAATACGTATGACTCTAAAAATTACTGAACCGAAAATCACTTATGATGAAATAATTTGGAGATTGATCGAAAATGACAAAACCGCGAAACGAGAACAAAACGACTGAAATTATAGGGCATGTAATATATCCAACTCCAATAAAAGAAGTTTATGATATATTTTTCTCAAAGCGAAAACAAACAGTGTATGATATCCAGATAGGAGATGCGTGTTTCAATGGCCGCACTCTGTCGGGGGATGCATTTGACTTACTTTTGGATCTCGGTTGTACACTATCGCCGAAACAAAAAGATTATACAAACACCCGTTCGAAAATCAATGGTGTCTATGTTCGGACTTTTTACGATTCGATTGAAAAGGAAATCGATGTTCGGTTTAATGCAATTGACAACGACGAACTATATAAAACTAAACACGCAATCGTAGATTATGTGTATGAAATGACTAAAGTAAAAGGGGAAGAATCACCATATGAACGTATCCACGACTGTATGGAAGGGGTTGATGAGTAATGATTGAGCACGGAGAGTTGGAGTCTGTGGGTATATATGAACATGATAATTACGTGCCTGTAAAAATTACAAAGGATGTGATCACACAGATTGCAAATTTGCCAAATGTAATAGTAAAAATTGATAGGCAACCCAGAACATATCATGGAAAATATTGTATATTTGGGGTTCCGGGCACTCGGTCGACAGTACATAGTATATCGGGGGTGATACGTGTCCACTTTATAGCTAAAACGACGAGAGAGTTAGATGATAAAATCGATAGAATTAAAACTGAAATGGTTAAACGTGAAATGATTAAAATTCATACTGAATGCAAATGGATATCGGATAAATCTAAACATAAGGAAATCAGACTAAAGGGATATATCACTTATCCAAATGAGCCCGGACCAAGAAGCACTCTGCTTAATTCTGTCCCATCTTACTCATATTATATTTTCAAAGACGGTGAGTGTTTAAATGCTAGACGCGAATAGTCAACTACCGCCAAACGAAATATTTACTTTCTTTTTTTCATTTTACAGTTCCTGTATCCCTCGGGGATCTTGGGGGGATATTTCGGGGAAGACAATTGAGTGAACAACGGATTTAAGAAGAGTAAGCTCGGAGCGATACGACCCACTCCAAAGCTGAAAACGAGAAACCTAACTCTAATAGGCTCCTTGACTTCTTATATTTTTCGCATATCTCAAATACAACGGTAAGTTACCGTCATATACTAGTAAATTGCACATAAAAGGTATATTAAATTAACGGACACTAAAATTCTAGCTGGGGTTTTCGGGGATATTTCTGGGATATCCTGGGATATTCGGGGATATTTCTGGGATATCCTGGGATATTCGGGGATATTTCTGGGATATCCTGGGATATTCGGGGATATTTCTGGGATATCCTGGGATATTCGGGGATTCATATCATTTTTAATATCTCTTCTTCGGTTTGCGAGTGTTTCACTTTTATATTTTCCAACACATATTTTTTAAATTCTGATTCAGTTAAAATTTCCTCTTCGAAATCCACTGATATAAAATGATATCCGACCCGGTCGCAATATGGGCACGTGCATTTGACATACATATCTTTTCCTCCTGAATATTAAGTATGTTTCGAGGAGGCAATATTTATTAGTTTTATTTTGTAAAAATGTACGAATGTTATGATGTTATATGAGTCAACTAATATTATTCAACATTCATTCTTCTTTTATTTTGTTCGGGTACGTCCGTTTTGGGACCATTGTATTTCATTAGAAATTCAGTTAAAGCTACGCCGACAAGGTCAGACATGCTTCCAAAATCCCCCCTATCCACTAAATCCTCGACTTGCCTTCTCGTATAGGGGCTGACTGTAGCGCATATAGTGTCTTTGTTTCTTCTTTGTTTTATCATAGTTGTACAGGTGTAATGGTATTGTTATATATACCTTCGCCGCGCGATTGTTAGGACATTGTATCACTATAGTGTTACAAACGTTAGTTTTATATATTGTGATGAAGTTCTTACTTTTGTAATACAATCAAAGTGGAGAAAAAAAATGGAAGATTCAGTTGGTGTAAGATTTGCGGAATGCGATGTACAGGAACTCGAACTTCTCGTTCGGTCTAAAGTTTTTATGAGCGTCAGTGATGCAGTAAGGGATCTTACGCGAAGAGGGCTCCGAGACGAAATGTCGAAACTGAGGTTGAAAGCGTGTTAGTTGGTTCCTGCCAGTGCAAGAATTGCGGCGGTTTCGTAATCTGGAACCTTCGAGCATGGAAATTTTATTTAGAAACATGGACGGCTGGATATTGTTTAGGATGTGGGTTGACTCGCATGATGGAAATTATTGATTATCAAATAGCAGAGGAGGAAGCATGAGTGCACGCTCCTTCGACAAAAAGTCAATTAAAACATTCCTTGACTTTGGAGAATGGAGGGTAGGATTCTTAGCAAGCCTGGCAAAAGACAACATCCCTGTGAAACAGATGCCGGATGGGTCCATAGTTGCAAAATTGGACGGGTTTTGGAGCGAAATGAAACCGGACTTGCAGCAGGAAAACTATGAAGAGTGGGTTCGCTCTTTAAAAGAATTCTCGGAAAGACGCGAAAAAACAACACCGTTATAATTTTTTCATTGGAAAGGGGTATGTGTGGATCGTTCTTTCGAGAATGAGAATATTGTAGAATGCGAGGATTTCGAGGGCGCTGCGTCTAGATACAGGGTAATCCGGAAAACGAAAGTAAAGTGCGAAAAATGTCCGGCACATATTGTTATTAAAAATATGAAAGTTGGAAGTCCGGTAAAATGCCCAGGATGTAAAGCCGAATACATCATAAAACAACAGATACAGTTTAAGACGGTCATTGAGCTAGTCGGTGTGTCCTGATGGTTTATACAATTGCAGCAAAGTCCATTAAGGAAGCACAATTTAAGGCTGTAAACTTCATAATAAACAAAGGTAAGTATGCGAAGGACCAGCGGAATGAAAAAGTAAAGTTTGTAAAAAACCTCCTGATTTCCATTGATGCGGACAACTGCGAAATTTCCAAAGACCCGTTAACTGCCCGTTGTGGTCTAATATTCGGTGAAAATCTGATCACTGGCCAAAATCCTAAACTCGAAGTTGAAGCTGTTGATTCAGACGTTCAAGATCCCGAATATAGTTACGGTGCTGAAGCTCATAAAAATGATATGGTAGAGAAAATCATCAGTCTCCTGAAAGAGCATCCTGAGACAAGGAGAGCCGTTATACCTCTTTTTAAGCCTGAACATGTTGGGAAAACTGACATTCCGTGCATGATAAACGTCGTTTTCGACGTCGAAGATGATTTCCTTAACCTGACAATTCTTGGCAGATCTAATGAAGATGTTATAGCCATGCAGAGTGACCTGAAGGGATTTGAGATATTCCTTCGCTGGGTGGCAGGGAGAACGGGATATGATGCGGGAAGTATCCTATTACACGTTGTCAATGCGCATATCCGAATAAACTCAGAAGCAGACTTAATAAAAAAGATTCTAAGCGATGGATATCGAATGAGTGGAGCACAGCTCGGAGCGCAACACAACGACGCCGCATCCACTCCTGAGGGTATAATACTCAATCCTTTTTCAATCTGTCGTGTGTGTTCAAAATTCGAAGACTGTAACTGCGAAAATGATAATGTAGGCGAGTGCTCTTGGTTTTCGGAGGGTGTTTAAAATGCATCCTAGAAAAGCAATTGCATTTCTCATTATATTTATATTTCTGATTTCAACCGCTGCGGCAACAAATGTAAAAAAACGTGGATATGATCATGGGTATAAAAATGGTTATAATATAGGAACATACGCCGGAAAATATGACTGTTTGAAATATGCAGAATCCTCTATACTTAGAGAAGTTACTAACATTGTTGTTTTCCCGGGTTGGTCTGTTTCTTACACAAATGGTTACAAATCGGGGTATATTGCTGGATTTGGTGCGGGATATCATCCTTCACGATTTGCGTGTCTGCGGAAGGGCTAAAATGCCCCCGAAAACGTGCACGAAGTATGCTGATGAAATAAAGGCGCTCTATTCTCAACTTCAAGAATATCCAGACTCCGAAACATTACAGAAGAAAATTAAACAGAAAGTCGGATCCTGGGAGAAACTACTTGATATTACCATCTTTATTGCTTCAAATGAACAACGACCGTACACATCAGAAGAGTTAGGTTATCCTACAAGATCAATGTTATTAAAACAGCACACGAAAATTAAGCAGGTTGGAGACTTGCATGCTTACTATTCGGGCGGCGGTGTTGCTGGATGGGTTGGGGTCTTAGTAGAGCGGAAAGGCGGGAAGAAAGGGGCAGAGGATCTATACGGGACACTGATAAACGCCGATAACTGCTCCAGATTCTACAGAGAAATAGATACATTCCAGGCAGATCACCGTTTTACTCAGATGGTCGTAATAGCCGAATGTACGCTCACTGAATTTCTACTATACGTTCCTACGTTCAATGGAAACAAACGCAACTATGACCATATAGGGGCCTCTGTTGAGTCTAGACGGGCGAAGATAAACTCACTCTATATTAGAGGCGTACCGGTTTTGTTCGCAGGAACACGAACCACGGCAATTGAGATGTATAAAGGACTTATTCGTCAGTGGATCTTAAAAAATTACGTTTCTATCCTGAAACTCGAGGTAGTTTTGGATTATCGAGAGTCATCAATCGGAGAACCGAGGGCATGATGACCGAAGACATGACGTCATCTGAATGGCTGAGAAAGCGCTTTAATAAACTCCCTGAAAACAGCGTAGACGGGAAGATAAGCGTAGACGATGAATTGATATCCCTAATTATTTCAAACCCCGACCTAGACACACATATAAATATAAATCCAGACCAGGTCGTTTATCCAGCGCTTGTTTATAAAAATTTAATTTTGTGCCTTGGTCTACTTGATGCAACAGATATTGAGAAAATAATTACGGTCTATGTTGGCGGTACTCTATGGGAACAAATGGACCATACAAGACGGAGGGAAGTAATATCAAAGGTTTTAGTCGATACTGAAGAAAAGCAGACAAAACCCAAGGACGAAACAAAAAAAGAAGATAGTGACTTTGACGAAAGCGATATTTCAGCAGAAGACAAAGAAAAGGCAAGGATCGAAGCGATTCGGATTTTACAGACAAGTGACCCAATAAAATATATTTTAGACACCGTGAACCAATATCACGCCGGTGACGCCAAAACTGAAGAGGGTATATGTATTTCTATTGCGGGTCAGTCGTGCCTAAACACCGCTGGAATTCAGATAGCAGTTAATGGTGAAAGCGGAAGTGGGAAAAGCCACGGTTTAAAAACCCATCTTCATTTAGTACCTTCGAAATATAAAATCGTAACTTCCCTTAGTGCAAAGGCCGCCTACTACATGCAAATGAAGCCAGGGACTATAATATTTTCAGATGATACAGTGCCATCAGAGGATATGGAAGAAGTCATAAAAAGGGCAACAACAAACTATCAAGAATTTACGCAACACACAACGGTTAAAGACGGAAAAATAAATTATTATTTAATCCCGCCTAGAATAAATTGGTATCTTACAAGTGTTGATAGTGCAGTTTCCGAGCAGTTATTAAACCGGCAACTTACTTTCAATACTATAGACGATTTTTCCCAAAAGAACGCAATTTTTGAAATGCAGAAATTAGAGGCTCTGAGTGGAGAACTAGGCCTTCTTATTATAAACGACGATGTTTTGACATGTCGCCGGATTTATGATATTATCAGGTCGAGAACATTTAAGGTGAAAATTCCGTTTGCAGATAGGATAGAACTTACTGATAAATCAAACACTCGCACCTTCCCTCTATTTTTAGATATGATAAAAGGATACACTGTTTTCTTTCATGCACAGAGGGATACCGACGACGAAGGGTATTTACTCTCAACGGAAGGCGATTTTGAAAAAGCAAGGACATTGTTTGAATCACAGACCGAAGGTATCGTATCGAAACTCAACGAAAAAGAAAGGAAGGTAATTGATTACATCGGACAGCATCCACGCTGTACAATTGCCATAATAGCCAACGGGACAAAGTTTAGTTATGCGACTACGAGAACCCTACTAAAGGGCAGGAAGGACAGACCGAGTGAAGGGCTTTTAGGAAAGGTAAAGGGATTGGAAATATCAGATGAAACACATACCGTTCACTCTGAACACGAAGGAACGAGTCTGAGCAAGAAGTCAGAATATTTCATCCTCAATGGAAAATACGATTACTGGAAAGGATTAAACAGTGGATTTATCATGCTCAAAAAGTGATTTACCGCATCGGTTGTCATTTTTTACCACCTTTTACCGTATTTTTACCAAGCGGTTCGTGAACGGGAGACACTATTTTTCTATTTTTACCATTTTTACCATTTTACGGGAGAGAGAGAACGAGAGAAAAAAAGGGAGAAAATAAATAATTTAGAACAGTAGATAATAGATGCCTCTTAGATATGGTAAAAATGGTAAAAATATATAATAATAATAAATAAATAAGTATACTGTCAATGGTTTTGATTTTTACCAATGTGGTAAAAATACGGTAAAAGGTGGTAAAACAGCATCGGGTGATACAAATGCCAGTTTCTATACAACAACCATCTAACACTGAAAAGAATAAAAAAGAAACATTCCTGATGAAATCACGTGAACAAATAACATCTTTCATCATCGTTTGTAATGTAGGAGGAAAAGTAAATGTTGATGAGCTCTAACATATCCCTTCTCCTTAAAACTCCATCAATGGGATTTCACATCCCTGAAGAAACGATGGAGCCAAATCTCAAAAAAGATATACTCAATTTCCTCCGTATACATCCCGGCACGAACGCCGTCGAAGCCGCTCAGTCGTTCAGAATGAAGTGGGCGGGGTATAAGGCTAGCCACACGGAGGCCGAGCTGGTAGAGTATTTTAAAATTTGCATGGAATAAAAATGGGCGGGATAAAATGAAACGATGTACGAAATGTGGGATTGAGAAGGAGGAGAGCGAATTTTATCGAGATAAATCGAAAATAGACGGACTTAGGTCAAATTGTAAACAATGCGCGGCAGAATCTGATCGTTTATATCGAGTAGAAAATAAAGACTCGATTTCAATTAAAAATAGAGAATATGAACTAGAAAACCGAGCCGTTCTAAACGAGCTTGATAATGAAAAACGGGCGAGGGCCCCGGAAAAAGAGGCTAACCGACTAAAAGCATGGCGACATAAACATAAAGAACGTGTTCGTGAATCCGAAATGAGATCGAGCTTAAAATCGGAGCATCCAATGAGACCAACTGCTATCACAGACCCCATTCTTATGGGAAAGGCATATGATATGAAGCAAACCGGTATGTGGGCTCGTGACATCGCGGAAAAACTATCCGTGGAGAGCGGGGAGAAAATAACACATATCTCCGTAGCGCGTTTATTCAACGGTCTAAAAGAAGAGCCTATACCAGAACTGTTAGAATCTGATTATCCGTCTTTACAAGATATTAGTTATCTATTCAACATCAAATTTAAAAAAGAAAAAACGGCGACTGTAATAAGATATCATAATACTACAATGCGACGTGACCTACTCCAGCGGATTTTAACTAAATTTTATAAAAAGAACTTCACTTATTACGACGTTAAATATGAATGCAACGATCGAGATACGGATACTGCCTTTTTCAATCATTGGGAATATCTTTTACACTTTCATTATATTGAACATATCACAGACACCGAATTTGGATTCTGTGATATTGTAAAACGGTGGCATATGAAATTGTTGTGAAAGTCAATGTAAGTAAGAAATGCACTCAAACTAAGAGGATAGACGATTTTGAAATTTGTATGCGATAAAAATAGAAGGTGATTGACATCTACTTCACTCCTACTAACATCCCCCAAGAACATCAAAAACTCCAATACTTCTACACTACCGTAGGCCAAAAACTCAAACCCTATAAAATTATTCTCTCGAAATCGATAAACGAAGACTGGATTTTAATCCATCCGTGGATTTCAGATACTCCTGCCAATGTCCCAGTGGAAATTCAGCAAATTTCGAAGGCGGAATATACTAAACTTTCTGACATATTCGACGAGATTGAGACTTTAAACATTCTTGGAATATCGAATCTAAAACAGATCGACGAAGAAATAAAAAGATTGGAATCAAAATTAAACATTCCTAAATTTATCATGAGGCCTTTTCAATATGCTGAAATTATTAAAATATTGAATCGCAGAATCGATAGGTTGACAACTTTAAAAAGTTATTTCAAATCTAATCAACAGATGAGAGTTATTTTTAATTAATTAGCACATCACAGCGTTAACGTTATAAAATATTAAATCGGTGATTAAAACATGCTGTTAACGAAGGAACGCGTATGTAATATAATCAAATCAACACGTAGGTGTGCTAAATTATATAGAAAGGAAAATATAAAAATAAAGGGCATTTGTTCTGCTTTGCTTTCAGAAGATGGGTACGCTATAACAGATTACGTGCATATACAAATAAATGTAAAAACCGGAAATATATCTATTCGTCCTACGTTACAGTTTCATGGGAAATTAATTTGTATAAATGGACCAAAACGAAAATACGATTGCAATGATCTAGAAACAATTGAACTTTTTTCAAAATGGTCGAATAAACATAATGAGAAGTTGAAGCATAGGTATGATTATGTCAGTTCCGACAAAAAGACATAGAGTACAGGCGCCGATAAACCCCAATATTTTTCACTGGACCGGACAGCGTAAGAGGGCCGTATTATTGATAGCGGAAGGCAAAACACGGCATGCAGCAATAGCTATAGACGTTGGGGTACATTATTCTACGTACTGGGATTGGCGCCAACATCCGATTTTCCAAGCTGAATTAAGTCGATTAACTCTTGCAAATGAAAAAGCAACTCGTGAAGGGCTCCTTAGATTAGCTTTTAGGGCAATTGAAGATAAAATTGGGAATATCGCAGATGATAGAAGTACAGTACTAGAATGGGCGAAATTCATTGCTGATCTTCAGGGGTACATGAAGCAGAAAGTAGAGCTCGACGCTAATCTTAACCACTCCGGTTATATTTCCCCCCGCTTGATGACAGAAGATGAATTGCAAAAGGTAATAGAAGATGATCTCCGTAAGCTCCTCGCAGCTGACACCTGAAGCAATCGATAATTACAATAAACGTTATCAATTGCGGGCTAAATCAAATCTATTAGATTTCACTACTTTTACTAAGCGTAGTTACCGTGCTAACTGGCACCACGAGTTAATCTGTCAAAAATTAGATCAGTTCGTTTCTGGTGAAATAAAACGCTTAATTATAAGTGTTCCACCACAATTTGGGAAGTCCGAATTAGTTTCACGCCGCCTGCCCGCGTTTCTGTTTGGTAAGCACCCCGATTGTAGAATAATATCATGTTCGTATAGTGCCGACCTTGCACAACGAATGAACAGAGATGTACAACGTATTATCGACACTCCTGAATATAACTTTCTTTTCCCGAACGTAAACCTCAATGAATCGAATGTGCGGACGACATCACAAGGAAACTATCTAAGGAATTCAGATATATTCGAAATCGTCGGGCATGAAGGGGTATACAGGTCCTGTGGTATTGGTGGCGGTATAACAGGAATGTCGATGGATTATGGCATCATTGATGATTATTTGAAGAATAGGGAAGAAGCCGAGAGTCCGACTATAAGAAATAAGATTTACGATTGGTATACCGATGTTTTCAAAACCCGCGAACAGGGTGACTCGTCTATTTTGATCACGGCAACTCGCTGGTCTGAGGATGACCTTATAGGCAGGCTCTTAGACCACGCCGCGAAAGATGAGGATGCTGACCAATGGGAAGTAATAACATTACCTGCCCTGTCCGAAGAAGTAAGGCCGAATTACGATATAAGAGAGGGACCTGATCTGCCTCTTTGGCCGAGTAAATATACAGAAACCTGGTTAAAAAGACGAAAGGCCAACATGCCTGTATACTCGTGGCTCTCCCTCTATCAACAAAGACCTTCCGCAGTATCAGGCAACCTCGTACAAAGTGAACAGTTTAAATATTGCACCCTTTCAGATACCATCCTTACGCTCGGAGATGATAAACGGTATATCCTTGCACAGTGCCGGATCTTCCAAACATGCGATCCCGCCGCAAGTGAGAAAACATCAGCAGACTATTTTTGCTTGGGTACATGGGCGCAAACCCCCGATAACAATCTTGCTTTAATCGACCTGATTCATACTCGATTAGAACAGCCAAAGCAGGTTGAACTCTTCGAACAACAATATAAAAAATGGCATCCCTTGAAACAGTGGGTAGGGTCAAGAGGGTTAGGTATAGGTCTTTTTCAGACTCTGAAAAGTAACGGGCTTCCAGTTGATGAAATCCATGAAGATGTTGACAAAGTTTCAAGGTTCATTCCTGCGGCGACGCGGATCGCTACAGGGACGGTTTATTTCTTAGAGAATCTTCCTGGGCTTCATGATTTTGAAGCGGAACTGTTGGGCTTTCCAAATACAGCGCACGACGACTATGTAGATATTTTAAGTATGTCAGTCGAGGTATTAATTAAATATCCGTTCCAAAATTTCAATTTTAGTCTATCCAGCATTGCAACAACAAAACATAGGTAATTCAAAAAAAAAAGGTTACAGAGCCCGAAACGACCAAGAAACGGGTCCCATAGAATACCATACAGTAAATCCACTTCAATCATTAATTAATTTCGTATTATATATATTTTATCTTTTTCCTTTTTTTTATAGGACTAAAGTAAAGGCGTCTAGTGTTTTCGGAATATATTTTGAATTGATAGTGTTTAGTTGTCCTCTAGCTTCCATGAGAGATCTGTTTTCTTCGTCTATATCTATTCCTACAAACCATCTGTTTAGTAGTGTACACGCTTCTAATGTAGTTCCGGAGCCTGCAAATGGATCAAGTATCAAATCTCCTTCTCTGCTGCCCATTGTTATAAGATAAGACATTAATTTAAGTGGTTTAACAGTTGGATGTTTATTTTCAATATACTTATTTTTCTCAGATTTTGCAGGTTTGGGAACTATTAAACAGGGATATGTTTTCTGTACGTGATCTGGGAGTTTTGAAGCGAACCACGCGTCAAGGTCGAAGTAGCGGGAAAATGAACCTGAATCATTATACAATCCTGAGAAACCAACATCATTATATTTTCCATATATACCTCCATTTTCTTCACCTAATCCACTTTTGTAAACTTTATTTTTACAATTGGGCCGTCCGCTAGGTTTTGTTATAATTCCGTTATTTAAACAGTCATCGGATACTAAAAGATTAGCTGGAAATCGCCCCCCTCCCTCACGATCCACAATATCTCCAGGTCTACCAGGGTCGAACATTCCACCGTCCCCTTCAATCCCGCCTTTGCCAAATACTCTTTCTTTACTTCTACTAATATTTATGAATCTGTTTATGTCGCCTTTGTCATTGTCATCTTTATAGGGTATCCGACAATCATTTAACCAAGTTACTCCGTGCCCATTTGTCAAAGCCTGATCTACGTATGTTTTTTCAGAAAGTGGTTTCATTACTACAATTATAACTTCTAAAGCGGGCTTTAAATTCATTGTGTACGCGCCGTCAAACTGTTTAGCGGCTTCTGTGGCTGGAGCAGTTATTTCTGTAATCCTGTATCCGGTTTCATCTTCTTGTAATCCATAATCACCATAATCCGAAGATTCGGATCTTCCAGTAATTGTAAATGGATTTCTTTTTATTCCAATTACTTCACGTTTAGCCTTGCATTTACGATCAATAGCTTTTGAAATATTTTGAGACTTCGGAAAGCCGCTTGCATAAGTCCAATAAATACTAGAAAGGTTAACATTGAATCCTGCATCTTCCAACCTGATAATCATTCTAGAAAGAACATCTTGCCTTGGAGCACACATAAAAAAACCAAACGCGCCAGGTTTCAACACTCTACAACATTCTTTTAGAGATTCCAGTGAAGGCAATGCTTTGTCCCACGATAATCCCATGAATGAATAACCATACGGCGGATCGGTTACAATACAATCAAAAGTTTCATCAGGATATTGTTTTAGAATATCCTTACAATCTCCTATATGTATTACATTTTTAATTGTAACAGCTCCGTTTTTTTATACACGTTGAACCCTGCTCACTTGTTTTCATTGTTCACAGTGTTAACAATCATATAATATTAAATGTATCATATAATAGTTGCAAACTCTCCCAAAATACATACATTTTTATCCAAAAACTATACATTTTATATTGTTCACAGTGTTATTAATCATAATTATAGAGGAATAAATGTCTACACTAAACGCAGCTGTCACAACTCCACAACGCCAAGGCATTAAACTAGCTGCTGCCACTGGAGTCCTGGGAAAAAAAGAGAACCCGGCTAGTGTTGGAGATTATGTTAATTTTGATACTATAAATCGATTTAATCGATATCCGCAACTTATAAAAAGTACTCCTTATGCATCAACTGGACTTAAAAAACTCAAGACCTCCTTGACTAAAGGGATGGATTTCGACGGTGACTCACAAGCAGATGTCGATGAATTTAGATCATGGTCCAAGAAAACGAATTTCATAGGGCAGGCTCAGACAGTAGGAGGCCACCTTTTCATGAACGGTACTTTCGCGGGAATTTGTAGCGGGAATGTTGACAGACTTAAACTTCGGCCTCTTTTAATGGGCTATACTACGATCCTTCCCGAGGGTGTTACTTCATGCTCTAACCCTGGGACGATTATGCAGCCGGAGGCAGCACAGTTTATTGTCAACGAAGGGGGTCTTGGTCAACTTAAAGAAACTTCGTATCCTGCTGAAAATGTGGTTTATGGGGTAATTGACGAATGGGATTCGATACAGTTAGACATACGAAACCGAACAACATGCGGACTTTATGGGGAAAGTCTGGTAGATCCTATAGAACTTTCGATTCGTTATCTCCACATTATCAATCAAGGATATGTTGAATATGTAAGAAAATACGGTATGGGTCGCTATTCATATTCATTTCCGTTCATGGAACAATGTTTCGAAAAGGGACTGATGAATTGGGAACAGTTCAAACAGGAAATATCGACATGGATGGAAGAAAATAAATACCTCGGCCAAAACGAGGACCTCGTAGGCATTGTCAAAGCAACGCCTGTTGATGCCATGGGAAGTCTCGATATCATGCAGTTTAAGAAGTCCTTAGAGACGGACATTCAGATGGGCCTTTTACAGTCGGATATTTCGATGGGTGACTCAAAGGGCAGCACATATGCAGCGGGTTATGTTTCTGAAAATGCTCGAATGGTTGTTCTGGATTGTCTTCAGCAAACTGAACGAAATGTTATACAAGATTTCATAGACAGACGTTTAGTTCTGCTTGGTAAAACGCCCGGATCAGTTGAAGTTATTTTCGATGAGTTGAGTATGCCACAGATGGCAGCATCCGAAGTGCTGGAATGGGCGAATACCGGAATCATACAAAATGATGAAGCTCGAGAATGGGCAGGTTTCCCCACATCAATAACGAGCAAGTGGCACGAAGTGGCATAAAATGAGTAAATGATGGAGAATTGAACATGGTTGTTATTACAGCAGCAAATCTGAAAATGTACCAAGGGACCGTATGGGCAGAAGGAACAACGCACGGCGGGGCTATCAATACATCCGCTGAAATCGCGGCAAGCGGTGATCAGATAATATTTGACGACGTAACCGACGCACAAAGAGTATCGGGCGTGACAGAATATCGCAAAGTGTTTTTCCGAAACGAAAATGCAGATCCCGTCAGTCTAAAAATCTGCATTTCTCAAAACTACACGGCTTCAAATGAAACAATATCAATTGCGCTCGCGGCCACTGCATCAGACGTACAAACTGCGGCTACCGCTTATTCATATAGTACACCTTCTACCGTGGCAACCGGGTTAGATTTAGGCGCACTTGGAAATAATGCTTCGCAAGGCGTCTGGATTAAACGTGTTGTGTCTGTGGGGGGTAATGGGTATGCGGTAGACACCATGGCTTTACAAATCGGGATGTACTGATTATGTACAGTGCTACTCTATTATACGCAGTTGAAAATAAAGATAATCCAGATCAAATTTCGGTTACTGTGGAATATAGTAACAGTGACAAAACGTTTAGTCGCCAGTACGATTGGATTTCAAATACTGTCAATGAAAAAACAATTGACTTGACAATAAAAGACGAACTCATTAAAATGAATATTGATACTCTAACTATTTTGGAAATTATGCAACCTAGGATCGGTGACAAACATTCGCTTGTAATTGCATCTGATAAAACGGTTACGGTAAAAATCGAGAAAGTTGCGCCAATTAAAACCGGGTGATGCTCATGACCATTAAATACTGCGAT